GCGTGGCACATGGTGGAGTGCCACCTATACCCGCGCCGGATATTTGGCAGAGCCCAGGCGCTCGATGTTCAAGGACCGGCACGGCAAGAGCGCCTGCCCGCTGATCCTGCAGAGCAGCTACACCGACCTCGACAACACGCGCTACGGCATGATCCGCGATCTGATCTCGCCGCAGGACATGATCAACAAGGCCTACAGCAAGGCGCTGCACCAGATGTCGGTGCATCAGGTGATCGCCGAGAAGGGCGCGGTGGCCGACGTCGACAAGGCGCGGCGCGAGGTGGCCAAGCCGGACGGCTATGTCGAGATCATGCCGGGCCTGAAGTTTGAGATCCAAGACGGCGCCAACAATGCGAGCGGTCAAATGGCGCTGCTCGCGCACGCCACGCAGGAGATGCAGCTCAGCGGCCCGAACGCGGCGATGTCGGGCACCGACCCACGCGAGCTGAGCGGACGCGCGATCCTGGCGCAGCAGGCCGGCGGCGCGACCCAGAACGAACCACTGGCTGACGGGCTGCGCATGTGGGCGCGCCGGGTCTACGAGATGTGCTGGATGGCGGCACGGGAATACTGGACCGCCGGCAAATGGGTGCGCGTTACCGACGCCCTGCAGGACACGCGCTGGGTCGGCATTAACCGTCAGGTCACGCTGATGGACGAGCTGGCGCAGATGCCCACCGAGCAGCGCGCGATGGTCATGCAGCGCATGCAGCCGCCGCTGCAGCCCGGCGATCCGCGCCTCGAGCAGGTGATCCGCGTCGAGAACGACATCACCGACCTCGACGTCGACATCACCGTCGCCGAGGGCCAGGACGTGCCGACGCTGGCGGCGGAGAACTTCCAGACGCTGGTGCAGCTCGCCGGCATGCAGCCTGGGCTGATCCCGGGCGATGTGCTGATCGCCGCGTCGAGCCTGCGCAACAAGGACGACCTGCTGGCGCGCATGAAGGCGCACATGGCGCAGCAGCAGCAGGCGCAGCAACAGGCTGGGCAGGTCGCGCAACAGACTCAGCAGGTGAAGAACACCGAGACCCAGTCCAAGGCGAACGCGAACAACGCGCTGGCGGCCGAGCGGCAGCACAACATTGTCCAAGGCGCGCACGAGATGAACATGGACCTCAACACGCCGCCGGACACCGGGACGCCGACGCAGGGGCCGCAGCCGCCGACGGTCGACCAGATGAGCCCCGACATGGCGCTCGCCCACCAGATGGCCGACCTGGCGCAGAAGCACGCCACTGTCGCCAAGACGCACGCCGACGCGGCATTGACCGCGGCGAAGGCCGGGCAGGTGCCGCACCAGAACGTGGCGACCGCAGCCGGCACGCTCAACACGCTGCACCAGGCTGCCAACCAGATGGTGACCACCGATAGGCTGGCGCGGACGCCGATCCCGCAGCCAGCGCCGCCGGCGGGGCCGTGACGCCATGAGCGGCACCAACCAGCTCTTCGACCCGCTGCGCATTCAGGCGCCGGAGCCAGATCCTGGGCAGGTCTCGCTGGCCGATGCGTGGAGCGCGAATACCAAGGCGCTCGGCGACTACCTCAAGCCGGACCCCGGGCCGAACCCCGGCCAGGTCTCGCTGGCCGATGCCTGGTCGGCGAACACCAAGCTGCTGACGGACTACCTCGCGCGCCAGCAGCAGGAGGCGCAGGACCAGGGGCTATGGACCGGCGGCCAGGTGTGGGAAGGCGGCCACCCGACCGCCAACGGCGTCGTGGACGCAGCCGGGCAGACGGCGCAGGGCGTGCTGATGGGCACCACGGCGCCCGGCGAGCCGCCGCTGCCAGCGCCACGCCCCACCGTGCCTGACATCGGTGCTGACGCGCCTGGCGTGGCGCCTCGTGTGTCGACCCGCATCCCGTGGGCGAAGAGTGTGACGAGCGGCCCCGACGCGATCGACCCGCACACGATGCCGCCGGATCTGCAGATCGACCTCGCCGCACACGCAGCGGGCGAGGACGCGCACTACAACAACGCGATGGAGATGCGCGACTTCCCTGATCTGCCGGTGAAGGGATTACGCAATCCCGACAACATCATTGCCGCGGCCACCGACCACATGGCCGACAATCTGGTGTATCTGCACAACCAGATGGTGGAGCAGTTCGGCCAGCCGATGGTCGACCGCGCCTCGGGTTGGTATCCCGGCGCCAACCGGATCGCCAATAATAACGCCGATCAATACGGCTATCAGCCGCAGCAGACCGCGGCGATGTATGCCAATTTGAGCCCACAGAAAGATTGGTTTCAGAACGTCTCGCTGGGCAACCGGATGATCGACATCGTCAACACCAAGGCCGACCAGCCGACCACGCCGCAGATGATGAGCTGGGCCAGGGACTACCTCGGCCAGGTGGCGGAGGATGCGGACACGCCGACGAAGCAGGCTGCTCTGGGTAACTTGCAGATGTCGGTGGCTGGCATGCGCAACCGCTCGCTGAGCGAGATCAACGATCCCGACACCCGCGCGCTGTGGGTGCGCGCCTACGACGAGGCGCATAATCCGAGGGACTACCCGGTGGTGACGCCGGAGGGCGACTACGGCGACACGGTGACGAACCAAGACGGCACGCCACGCCAGGTCGCCTGGGGCTCGTTCTCCGAGATCAAGAAGGCGATGGGGGCACTGGAAGGCCCCGGCGACATGCCGAGCCTCTCGCGTGGCCTCGGTGCCAACCACAAGGTGCGCAGCTTCTACAACAACATTGCCGACCCCGACGCGCCCAATGGCGACGTGACGATCGACACGCACGCGATTGCTGCCGCTCACCTGCGCCCGCTGTCGGGTAACGATTTTCCGGTGCAGATGGGCCTCGGCCTGAAGGGCTCGTCTAATTCGCTCACCGGCAGCAAGGGCACTTACGGTGTCTATGCCGACGCCTACCGCCAGGCGGCCGACCGGCTGGGACTGTTGCCGCGGCAACTGCAGTCGATCACCTGGGAGGGCATCCGCGGGATGTTTTCCCCCGATCAGAAGCGGGATAACCAGTTCTGGAATGATAACTACGACATCTGGTCGCGGTTCAAACGCGGCGACATTGATGCAGACACGGCACGAGCGCTTGTGCTACAACACGCGGGCGGGATCAATCCGCCGCAGTGGCATCAGTTGCCTGGACCGCAGATACCGCCTGGAGCACCGACCGAATGATGGACCCCGACAAGGCGGTGCCGCGCGAGAAGGCCGAGGAGGCGCTCGCTGCCGAGCACTGTCCGACCCTGGAGAGCATGCTGAAGAAGGGCCTGCCGCTGACCCGCAGCGTCTGGCTGCAGCAGGCGTGGGGCGCGGATAAGCATAAGCCGGTGCCCTGGAGCACCGAGCACGAGCTGGAGGTGCCGGAGTGCTTCCGCGACCATGACGCGGTGAAGACCCGCACCCGCTAGCCTTCCGCCACCAGGCGGCATGATCAGGCCGGCCCCGCGTTTCACGGCCTGATCAAGCAGGCATCCGCGTCTCCTGCTGCCAAACAAAGGGGCGTGGACAGGGGCGGTCTCGGCGTTCGCGCGCCGAGGCCCCCCGCTAATTCCGCCGCGGCGCATCTCATCCGCCGCCGGCGCAATTCCCGAGGACACCATGGACAACACCCAGCTCGACGGCTTCCTGGCATCAGGGAGCCAGCCAGGAGACGCGCCGCCTGCGCAGCCCGCACAGCCGGCCGATCCGGCGCCAGCACCGGAACCATCGCCCAAGCCCGGCACGCCGCCCAGCACCCCGGCCAAGCCCGAGGCGGCACCGAAGAAGCCCGAGCCGGACGAGGACGAGGGGCTGGCGCAGCACGTCCAGGGCGGCGACAACCGCACCGTGCCGTTCTCCGCCCTCGAGAAGGTGCGCAACGACTGGAAGAGCAAGGCGGCCGCGCACGAAGCCCGCGCTGAGCTGCTCGCGCGCCAGCTCGAGGAGGCCAAGCGACCACCACCGCCGCCGCCGCCTGCGCCGCAGCCGATGTTCGCCGCGCCGCCCGACTTCCAGGCGGACCCGAACGGCTGGGCGACCACCTTCGCGCAGAACCAGCAACGCGCGCTGCTCAATGAGCGGCTGAACGTCTCCGAGATCTACGCGCGGGATAAGATCGGCGACGACCTCGACAAGTACGTCACCGAGTTCAAGGCAGCGGCCGAGCGCGAGCCGACGCTGTGGGGCAAGCTGTATTCACAGCCTGGCCCGTATCAGTGGCTGATCAAAGAGGTCGACCGCATGCGCCAGCGCGCCGAGATCGGCGACGACCCGGTGGCGTTCCGCGCCCGCGTGATCGCCGAGGAGCGTGCCAAATGGGAGGCGGAGACGCAGGGCCAGCCTGCGCAGGGCAACGGCAACGGGCGCACATCGCCCGCTGCCGGTCTGCCACCATCGCTCGCCAACGCACGCAGCGTGGCAGGGAGGACCACGACGACGTTCACCGGGCCGCCATCGTTCGACGACATCTTGCGTAGGCCAGACAAGCGGGCACGCTAGTCGTGTCGGGCGAATTCGCCATGCAGGCGATGTGCTGCGGCGATGCGGGCGCCCTTAGCCTCCAGCAACGTGGCGAACTGGCCGATGTGATGCTTCTTGCCGTTCACCCAGATCTCAGCAACCCACGCCGAGCGGCGCTTGTCATACCAGACACCTTTGATGCCGCTGGTGTTGTCCGGTCTGAGTCTGGCGTTCATCTTCTGATTTGAACTGGTAGCGAGCCGGAGATTGGCCCAGCGATTGTCGGATGGGTCGCCGTTGATGTGATCGATCTCGCCCTCGGGCCACCTGCCATGCACATACAGCCACACAAGGCGATGCGCGCGGTATAGGCGATAGTCGATGCGGATGACGATGTAGCCGAGGTCTTTGCGAGCGCCGGCACGTCGCCCGGCCCATGTGTTCATCTTCCCGCCTTTCTTGCGCGGCTTCCAGATGAACATCCCGGTGTCCGGCTCATAGTCGAGCGCCGCGCGGAGTTGGCGAGCCGTCAGGCCGCTGTCTATGAATGGCTTAGCCATATCGGGCATTCACCTTGCTCGTTGTGGTCAGAGGTCCGGCCGCTGTTTGCGCAGCGCCGGGCCTCGCTAAAACCTACCGCACATTCCCGCCGCCGGGGAACTAATCGGGCGTCCCGCCTCTGCCACTGGGCGTCATCAGTGGCTCGCTGCCGCCGAGCGTAATCGGGCGTCATGCTGCCGCCGGGCTCCATCGGGCGTTGCTGACAATACAGTGAAGTATAGCGCAACCCCGATGGAGTAATGGCCCATGGCCGACATGAATGTGACGCCTGCCAGACAAGGTTTGACGCCTCTAATCTGGGACAGTGACTTCTTTTCCGAGTACGTGAGGAAAAATCAATTTGCGAAATATATGGGAACCAGCACAGGTTCACTTATACAGGTCCGCGAGGACTTGACAAGGAAGCCTGGCGATACTGTGGTGTTCCCCGCCATGCGGAGGCTGGTTGGCGCGGGAGTTACTGGAAATACGATACTCGAGGGCAACGAGGAAATCCTCAACCTCCGCAGCTTGAACCTCGTGGTGTCGGCATTCCGGCACGCCGTCGCGGTCAGCGACTGGGACGAGCAGAAATCCGTCGTCGATCTGCGTGACGCAGCGCGCGAGGCGCTGATGACCTGGGAACTCGAGAAGATGCGCGCCGACATCATCACCTCGCTCGGTGCGATGACCGCCGACGGCAACGTGCAGGTGAGCTACGGCGCGGCCACCGCAGCACAGCGCAACACATGGATGGTCAACAACGCCGACCGCGTGCTGTTCGGTCACCAGAAAGCCAACGCCGTCTCCGGCGTCATGGCCACCGCGCTGCTCACCCTGGCATCGCCTGGCGACCGCATGACCGCGGCGATCCTCACCCTGGCCAAGCGCATGGCGAAGCTGGCCAATCCGCGCATTCGGCCGATCACGGTGAACGACGACGAGGAATGGTTCGTCGTGTTCATGCCGAGCCTGGTGTTCCGCGATCTGCTGCTCGACACCACGATCACCAACGCCCTGCAATACGGCTGGAACCGCGGCAGCGACAATCCGCTGTTCACCGGCGGTGACATCCTGTTCGACGGCCTGATCATCCGCGAGATCCCCGAGCTGGGTGTCATCTCCGGCGCTGGCGCCGGCGGCATCGATGTCGCTGCATCGTTCATGTGCGGCGCGCAGGCCCTCGGCTGCGCCTGGGCACAGCGGATGAAGTCAACCACCAACACGCGCGACTATGGGTTCATGCACGGCGTTGGCATTCAGGAGATCCGCGGCATCGGCAAACTGCGCTTCGGCACTGATCCCACCACCGATACGACGGCGCCGAAGGACAACGGGATCATGACCATCTTCACCACCGCCGTCGCCGACGCATAAACCACTGACGCGCGATCGGGTTGCTCTGATCGCGCGCATCTCCCGAAGGAGACACCTATGGCAAACCAAGATCATCCCAACACGCACCAGGCCGAGGCCAAGGCGCCCCCAGCCCCGAAGCCAGACCCGAAGGCTGTCGCTGCTGCGAAGGAGGCGCAGGCGGCCGGCAGCATCGGCGCGCAGGTCATCCTCGACTTCAACGGCGATGGCTCGCTCGGCGCCCGCGGCGGCCTGTCCTCGATCATCGAGGAGAACACCGCCGGCCGCGACGCGCACTACATCGCGCTCGGGCTCAACCCGCTCGCGCCCTCCGGGCCGCCACCCTCGATGGAGCAGCGCAAGGCGCATCAGGCGGCAGCCGAAGCCCAGGCCAAGGTGGACGCGGCACACGCAACGCCGGGCTCCGGCGCGGCCTCGCGCGTGTCCAGCCTCGCCGCCGGCCTGATCACCGAGCCGGCCGACGTGCCGGTCGCGCCGCCCGAGCCGCCCGCGTCGACCAGAGGCGGATCACACTGATCGGGAGCGCGTGGCATGACGGTCAGCGTCTCGACCATCGGGCAGCAGGCGCTCCGTCGCCTCGGCATCCGCGTCGTGCCGCTCGATGATTCGCCCACGCTGACGGAGATGGTGCCGGCGGCAACGATCGCCACCGC